TTTCCTCCGCCTCGGCAAACGAGACTCCGTCGAGTTTCTTAGGCCGTAATGCGGCGATGAGCCGCAAAAGATGTTCTTTCATGTTCTTCCTCTCCCTCCCTGAATTGTAACTGGCGACCAGTCGTTCCAAGCGACCCCCGGCCGCCGGATTCGTCACCACCGTTAACTCGTTGACTACGCCGATATCCGTGACGTAATCGACCTCTTCTCCCTCGACGCTTCGCTTCTCTGATGAGCCGAGGACGTCGACGGAAAAACCTAAAATTTCTTTGTTATCGTTTTCAAGCCCGAGACGAAATAGATCGGCGAGCCACCTCGCGGATTCCGATAATTTGAGTGTAGCGACGAGGCCATGCGCACCATCGGATAGTTTAGAGAACTTCACGGCATCGATCATTCCGCATATTTGATTCGGGAAGCCAGCCGGGATCGCGGCACGCGCGTCTTCGGAGAGATGATCGTAAAATCCGTTCCAGGAATAAAACGCCACCTTCGCGCCTTCAAAGAGATCGCGTGATTTGAGAAGCGTTTCCTTCGGATAGTAAGTGCCGTTTTTGGATTTTCCCTCGCGAATGACGACGACTTCGAAGGTGAGACCGTTCTCACCGCTCTCTTGGATGACCTCGAAAATCCGGTTGTTAAGTTTCAGCATCTTCCCATTTCATCGCCCGGACTCAAGGCCTCTTCGCGACGGCTCAAATGAAAGTTACGATTAGTTTACAACTACGGCATTTGATTTGGCAAGAGACTCTTGCATCCGGTGCCGGTGGCTTGGCGAGAAAGCGATTGCAGTTCGGATTCGGACATCGCGCATTCTCGCCTGTACGCAGATACCGAACTACGTGTTCAGGCGGACTTTTTGACTCTAGCTGGCTTGTGCTCTTCAATGCAGAGGAATTTCCGTCCATTGCACATTCCGTAGGTGCCGGTGAGTTTTTCGCCGGTTTTTGGAAGCAAGAGCATCATGCCGTCGAGCAACTCCGTGCCAGGCGTCAGGGTATCCTTTGGAGGCATCGCGTTGACGAGGAAAAGACTCTTCTTTCCACCGTTGATGATCCCGGTGATCTGCTTCGCCAAGACCACGCGAACGCCGCCGGGAATCGACGTGCGATAGAATTCGAGAAATCCAAGCTTGAGAATAGCCTCGTGTTGCTCGGCCGGTATTTTGATGCCGTCCTTCGTCGCCATGTTATCGAATTCTTTTGTAACAATCTCCATCACTCTCCTCCTTGTTTTCCGGGAAAACGCGCGAGTTCTTCGTCGAGCAGATCCTCCGGCAAAACAATTTTAACGCAGCGGCAGTTGATAGTATTGCCCGGACTCCCTTTCGGATCAAGCGGATAGTCGATGTCCTCTCCGTCGACTCGGAAGGGCTCATCGACATCTCGCACCTGCTTATGCGCCTTCACGTGGGCGTCTCGTGTTCTGGCGTCCATGGTGGCAATCCACGCCTTTTTTAGCGCGGGGAGATCTTCAGGTCGCTCCTCGGCGATCTTTTGAGCCATCGCGTCATCCACGGCGTTATAAGCCCTACCCATTTCCGTCCTCACGATTCGTTCCGCCGCCGCGCCCGCGCCGACATCTCCGCGCGGCCCTACGATCGTGGATACCTGACGCATCGCCTCAAAAGGCGTCTGCGCGCCGAGTACGGCTCTCTGAATAGCAGCTTTTGTTTGTGCGGCGACGTCGTCCGCTAGGCCTCGGATGAGCTCTGTCGACATGGACGATACGACGCTGAGAAGCTCGTCTGAAAGAACGGGAGAGACAGGAACCAATCCGGGCGCGGGAGGTCTCAGGAGAAGCTGAACATCGTCCCAATACTTTTGGCCGAGCTTTGCCGCAGCCTCGCTTCCCCTGGCGGAGATCTCCTGGGCACGGGCGGAGAAGTTAGCCACCGCGGCTTCGACGGCGACGAGAAGACGTTCGAGATGGGATGCGGCGAAACGCTCTGGTGCAATGGCGGCGAGTTCGCGTTGGATATCGGCGCGAAGCGTTTTGAGAAGCGCGAGGATTTCCTTGACGGCGTCCGTTTGTCCGGCATCGAGTGCGCGTAACGCGTCTTCCTGCGCCTTCCGGATTCGCCGCCCGATCGACTTAGGGCCCACCGCCTCAGAGAGGCTAGTAGGCATAAAGATTTTTCTTCTTCTTTCGCCGAGCCTCGAAGGCGGTGGCGAAAGCCTTAGCGGCCTTTTGGAGCTGTACGGGAACGCCTCGATCTTCATCGAGCATGGGTTCAATCTCCGCGCCGGTTTGCCCAAAGATTTGAGCGAACGCCTTCGCGCTGTCCTCTTTGTTCACCCATTGCTGAGCCTCTGCTGTCTGCAGCGCAACGGCGACGTTGACCACCGCCGCGGACATCGCCTGAAGATCCGTTGAACTGATCTCGTCCATGGCGATGTCATAGCCTTGTGCGATATCGGAATCGGAAAGCCGACCGACGGCTTTGACGTGTTCGAGATCGTAATCGATGAGCCTGGTGAACATTCGCTTTACCGTGCGTTGCTGCCGACGAAACGCACGCTGCGTGGGTTCGCTCATCGCCTTGGCGGTCGCGAAGTTGACCTCGCGGCCAAGTGCGTAGAAGTGTTCCGGAATTCCGTAGGCTCCGAGGATGGTCTGAAGATAGTTTCGGTTCGACTCTGAGAAGTCCTGCGCCTTGATGTCCGGCGTGATGACGTTCCATTCGACGTCCTCGTTGTGGACGCGCATGCAGGCATTCGTCGGCGTATCAGTGTTATCGAGAAACTCCTTGACCTTCTCCGGCGTCGCCCCTGTGAGCTTGACGTCCCAAACGGCGGCCGTTGCGAGTTCCTGCCGTTCGGCCTCGTTAAACAACCGCTTAGAGTAGATTTCCATCCATTCGTAGGTCCGAAGGAGTTGGGAGTGCCCGCGCCGTTTCGACGCGATCTTTCCCCAGGGGAAGTAAAAAACGTCGCCATCGAGGCGGCCTCCCATCTGCCCGCGCGGGTCCTGATTTCTCATGATGACGCGGAGCTCGCGGATCGGCATGTCGTTCTTATCGAGGATGTTGTCGGTTTTGAGGACGATCTTCCCGGTGTGCTGTGGAAATCGAGGCATCGGTATGGCCTCTTTGATCCACAGGGGATCGATTCGGCCGAGCTGAACAAGCCCGGAGACCGGGTTGACGTATGGAAACATCACGAGCTCGCCGAAAATCGTCATTTCCGTGGAAATCGGCGTCTGCTGCTCTGGGAAGTCGTTGATCTCGTCCTCCCAGAACTCATCGACCGCCGCTTGGAGTTTGTCCGAACCAGCGGTGATCCGCGCGCCCTCGCCCATGACGAAATCAGTGATGATCTCGACGATGCGCCCAGCCAGAGGATCGACGAGCCATTGATTATAGGCGGAGTTCGAGACGAAATCCTGAACGCCGGCTGGCAAGTCACGGTTCACGCGACCGCCGAGCGAGATCCATTTCTCGTCATCGTCGTCGATCTTGCGGATCGGCAAGGTGAGCTCCTTGAAGGAAATCAGCCCGCGTTGATAGAGACGACTTCCGCGTATTCGATCAAGTAAGTTCATCGCAATCCTCCCCTTCGCATCAATCTCGCAGGTCGTTTTGGTTTCGGATTCTTGCTCCCGTACACAGGAGAGCCCGCGCTTCGCCAGTCCAAAATCGCCTGCGTCATCGAATCCACCTGATCGTCATCCTCGCCGTTTGGAAATGTCGCGCATTCTTCGATGAATCCCGTCACCCAAGGATACATCACCTCATCCGCCGGTATCCAGAGATTGCCGGCTTCGAGCTCTGGCTCGACTGCCATTGCCCGGACTTCCTTCCCGCCCTTGGGTTCGACGAGGATGATGCCGCTGATCTCCTTTCGGAGAAGTTCCTCGATCGCGTTTCCAGTTGCCTTCGCCTCGATGAGTTTCCGTGTCGCCGCCGACCATTTGGCGGATAGTGACCGGATCTTGTCGAGGATCTCGACGATCGACCACTTTCCGCGAATCTGATCGAGAAGATATTTTCGCGAGCCCGTCTTTCCCCACACCTGTCCGACGACGAAACTTGTTCCGTCCTCTTTCTGCACGGGGTCCCAGGATTGTTTGATCTGCTCGAACTCCGGTAGATCCTCAGGCCGCCAGCGTTTCCAAAACTGACGTTTCAAGATCGCGCCTTCCATCGGCGCCGGGCGACCCTGGTATAGCGAAGCGTAAAGCCTTGGACCGATCGACGTTTTGATGCCGGCCAGCGATCCCTCGTCGTATCGCTCCGGACAGAGCGCCTGTCCTGGCGTGCGACCGATGGGGTCGGCGTCCTCCGCGTTCGCTGGTAGATTCACGACCGTCCATTTGTCTCCATGCTCATGTATAAGCCAACCCGAGAGATCTTTTTCGTGCCATCGCGTCGCAATAACGACGATCGACCCCAAAGGTTCCAGGCGCGTGTAAAAGGTCGATTTGAACCATTCGACGTGTGATTCCCGCATGGTCTCGCTCATCGCCTCCTCGAGCGTCTTGATGGGATCATCGATGATGCCGAGATTCATTCCGCGGCCAGTGATCGCGCCGCCGATTCCTGACGCCACGAGGCCTCCACCTTCCTGCGTATCGAATTCCATCGACGAGTGACTTTCCCGCGTCGCCTTCACGCCGACCGACGGATTTCCGACGACCTCCGCCTTGATCCTGCGTCCGAAGAATCGCGCGAGCTTATCGCCGTAGCTTGTTAGAAGAATTCGATTCTCAGGCCACAGATCGAAATACCACGTCGGCATCCAGTGCGAGAAGAGCTCACTCTTTCCGTGCCGCGGTGGCATCGAAATGATCACGCGACCGCCGCCGGCGAGTACTGCCTCTCGGACGATCCGCGCCGCGTATTCGAGATAAGGCCAGCGAATCCATCGACCGCCGCTCGCCACCTGTGCGTAGGTATCAGGACTTAGGCGCCAATAATCTATTTCATGGGCGGGATCATTCATTTTGATTTCAAGTCATCGATCTCGATCGCCGCTAATCGTTTGCCGATCTCTATCGCTGCATCCCGAAGCTGCGGATCTTTTAGGATTTCCCGCAGGCGATCACGCTGTGTCCTGATCTCGATCGGTCCGCCAGTCGGTCCAACCAAGTTGTGAACGTCTCGCCATTCCTCAGGAAACCGATTCTTGAGCCAAAATATAATCGCGGCTATTTTTCCGCGTTGCGCCTGCTGTACGAGTCGGCCCACCATGGTGGCGTGCGCACGCTGCCGTGCCTTTTCTATCTCCTCCGCAAACTCGGGGTGTACTTTTTTCCAGTCATAATACGTGGCCTCGGCAACGCCAAGAGATCTGAAGGCTGCAGTTTCCGTGCATCCATTGGCAACGAGATTAATAATCGACTGATGTGTTGCCGGATACCGGCTCTTTCGGCCCATTCCCGCCATGGCTTTAATTATACGCCTTTTCGTTTGGCCTTTTCTCCCGTCGTGGCATCCAATCGGGCGAGGATGACGTCACAGAATCTCGGCTCGATTTCGATGGCATAACATCGTCGCCCCAATTGTTGTGCAGCGATGATCTGCGAGCCCGATCCAGCAAATGGCTCGTATAACAGCGCACCTGGGCGCGTATGCTTTTTGATCGCATTTTCAAAGAGTTTCAGAGGTTTTTGCGTTGGGTGCGCATTTTTCGAAGGTCTTCTCTGGCCGTCATAATCGGCAAACCACACCGACGACGCCGAGCCAGACCTTAGACCATCATGAAACGGTTTATCCCCTTTCGGCCAACCCATCGTGGCCATTTCATGCTGTGGCTCCCATAGGCCAGATACGGGGACGTCTTCGCCTGATGGCCATCCTACGAGGCAGGGCTCATGCTGCCATGGCCAATAGGAGAACGTCAGAATCGGCGAGGGTTTCACCCAGACGATTTGTTGATGGATGTGAATGCCGAGCCGTTGCCAGACGTCCTCGATGAGACGTTGGCGTTTGCTGGCGTGCCAGCAGTACCACGCCGCATTGGCGGTGAGTACCTGTTTTGCATTTGAAAATGTTTGCAGAAAGAACTGCTCGGCATCTTCGATTTCGACTTCCTTGTAGTTTTCGCTCCAATCCTTACCGCCATCTTGGGGCTGATCGTCTCCAGTGTAATCAACGAGATACGGTGGATCGGTGAAAAAAAGATCCGCCTTTTCGTCTCCCATGAGTCGGGACACGTCCTCTGTTTTCGTGGCATCGCCGCAGAGTAAGCGATGAGCACCAAGCTCCCATAGCTCGCCTGTTTTAACGCGAGCTTTGATATTTTCCGGCACGGCATCTTCCTTCGTCATCGCGGTATCGAAGTATTCCGATCGAAATGATTTGAGCTCAATCTCCGGAAATCGGAACGACTCCTCGATTTCCTCCATCGTGATTCCAGCCGCCGTCATGAACTCATAGAGCCCTTGAGAGTCCATTTCGCCGTACTGAGACGTGAGTGCGAGTACCTTGCGCCTGGCCTCCGCCTCGCTCTTTGCCTCGACGAAGTTGCACGGAATCTCGCACGTTTCTATTTCTCCTGCTTCGATCATCTGACGAAGGGTTCGTATCCTCTGCGTTCCGTTCAGCAAGTAGTGGTGATCATCTTTGCGCCAAACGGATATTGGTTCGGAAAAACCTAGCTCCATCATTTCTTTTCTGAGTTTCGCGTAGTTTTCTTTGGATAGGATTTTGAGATTTCCCTGGAAGTACTCGCACTTTTCGACAGCAATCGTCGATGCGCCCATGCAGGATATTTTCAGTTTATTCCTGGACATGGCCCCAGTTTTTCCTTTCCAGAATTCTCTGTATTTGTGCCCTAGACACGTCGAACCTGGCGCACAGCTCACGAACTGATGAACCGAAACATTTGCGCATCAATCGGATATCGATTACTTGGCATGAACTGAGCTTGGATCTGGAGCACTTCTCGCCGAGGAGTCTTTTCCCAAGCACGCGCCTTGCATGCCTTTCATTTTCGGTCGGCGTGACCCATTCCAAGTTCTCAGGCCTATTGTCCATTCGTATCCCGTTTTTATGGTTTGAAACCATTCCTACGTGCGGAACTCCGTGGAATGCCATCGCGATCAGGCGGTGGACAGGAACGAATTGAACCCCTCTTTTATGCTGATTATTTTTTATCCAGACGCGGCAATACCCGTCTTTGTCGACATAAAGCGTCTTCGGATGTTTCGCGTTGGGATGGTCGTTTTTCTGGAAAACCGTTCCTGAATCGGAAACGAACACGTTATCGAAGTTTGGGACTTTTTTAAGATTTCCCTGGAAGTCGACAAGATCCGCAAGTGGGAGCGATATCGCTCCCTGGCATTTGATCTCAATCTTCTGGGAGATCTCGTTCATCGCAGTTAATCTCGTGGACCGTGATGCATTCCTCACAAAACGGCTCATCGCAAAAGGCGCACTCCATCCATGCCGCCCCATCGCAACTATCTTCAGAACAAATCACAAGTAACCTTCAAATGGCATCGTCGTGCGGCCGCACTTTGTGCAGGTTGCGGTTGGAGATCCTGATTTAACCTGCCAGACCGAGATAGATTCGTCGGCTTTCACGAATCGGCCGCACGTCTCGCAGACCGGAATGAACATCATGCCCTCATCGCCGTAAATGATCCGCCGGACGCCTTCATATTCGAAGCTCGGAAATGTGCTCACGAATCGTTTCCAGCCTTCGGCCTGAACTCCCCGCAGCTCGGGCACTTGTGCGAGACAATTGGGAAATACGTCCTTCGCATGATCGCCGCCTCCCGTGTCGGCGCGAGCGTCATCTGCACCTGGCCGGCCATGAGAAACACCGTCGGTGGATACCGCAGGCATTCCCCGACCTCCGCGTTTTGCTCGATGAAATGCTCGCACTCACCGCACGTTCGTCGTATCGGCGCGTTCACTTGCACACCACGGATATCCAGCAAAACGCCCGCGTGGCGATTCCGATGGATGCCCCTGCCGAGAATGCGAGAAACGCTGCGCAGGCGGGAACTCCAAAGACGACAAAAAGAACAAAAGCGGTTTCTAGTTTACGATTCCTGATCTCCGGACTTTTCAATTTATCGATCACGAAAACGACTCCTTTCCGGCGCACATATCAGCGAGCGACTGCTCATCACGCTCGATCAATATGATCGCCAGCGATCCCGCGCTTTTTTCGGCCAGGCGCTGCAACGGGATACGACCAGGCCACAGGCGTGCCGCGCTATCGTTGACGATGACGCCGGCATCACGGAGAAAATCAAGAGGCCACTTTAACGCCGAAACCAAGTTGTCGAAATCCCACCGCCGATTGGGAACTTCAAAATACGCGAAAAACGCGGCGTAACTGAATCGCGGCGCCGTGAGCAATAGAACTGCGTTCATGAATCCGCAATCTCGCCAGTATTTCTCACGGCCCCTGTTCTCCCATCGACTGTGCCCCCTTCGATTTCCTCTTTGGGGTGGCAGTGGAAATTCGAACCTGGCGTTCTCGAAGAGCTTCGCCAATCTTCTCTGCTCGCCGTTCCATAGTTTCGATCCGAATCGCGATTTCATCGAGCCCGATGAAGGCTTCGTATAGGAGTCTTGTGATTCGTTCGCCGAGGTGAGCCTTTTCGAGGCGCCCGTCGAGTTCGTGATATCTCTGGCGAAAGCTCTTCGCAATGGGATATCCATCTCCGCGCTCACCGCTCATCTTCTGTGTTTCCGCTTTTCTTTCGAAATGCCTTGGCATTCGGGCAATCGACGAAATGAGCCTCATAGACGTCGATCCCCTTCTCGCTTTGCGCGACGACCCGATCGACCGCGAACGGGATCGCCTTACCCGTTGCGGATTGCGCGAAGCCGATTCTCTTTCCGCATCTCTGACCTGAGCACGGGCGCGAGATCCCATTCCATTTCATGAGAACGTCGCGGTCGTATCTGCGGATGAAAATGGGAACTGGATCACTCACATGGATGGTCCCATGATTCCAGGCAACGATATTTTCTCAAGCAATTCCACGTTGACGCCGAGCCCGCGCCCGCGGATGAATACCTGCCATACGCCGGAGGCCGTAAGGTACGGATCGGACGTGACCTCGGTCTCCTCGAAGCGCAGCGCGGCTTTCCCGCCCGGATAGAACCGCACGGCGTCCCCCTTGGAAACGGTGACTTCTCCGGCCATTTATCCCTCGGCGCCAGGTTCCCTAGATTCTCTCAGACCCAATTGCTTCCCGGTGTTCTTCTCCCGCTTTTCATGGATTTCCGGCTGCGCCGAGGACTGTTTCTTAGTCTCCGCTGCCTTCGCGGCGATCTTATCCTGAAGCGATTGTGGTGCCGCCTTCTCCTCCGAAAGATTTCCACTGGCCGGCGGAAACGCCACGTCGGCGTCGATATCGCCATCCTTCAATGCCGTCGAGAGACCGATGAGGAATTCGAGATCCGCGCGGTCGACGTCATCGAGCGACGCCTTTCCGATCCTGGCGAGCACGCGATCGCGATCGACACCGAGCTTTGCGAAATGGTCGATCATCTTCTGTCGACGTTCCGTGAGTTGCGCGGCATCGCCGATCGCCATGTCCTTCGCGGCCAAGTAGACTGGCCACCAGTAGATTTTCGGGATGGTTTTGAAAATCGCGTTCCGACCGGAGATCGCGCAAGCGGCGTTCCCGGTGACCTGAATCATGTCGTCACCGTAGCGTTTGCCGTATTTGTTCGTTATCCGGCGCGTGGTTCTCACAGTCTTTCTGACGTTACGCTCGAGGTCCCAGACTACACCTTCGCCGACGATGAATCGGTGATCCTCACTCTCCCCAACGACGCGCTCCGCGCAATAGAGATTCGTCCAACACGATGAGATGATCTCGGCGAGACGTACGCCTGGTCCCTCGATACGGACGACCTCATTCGTCTTTCGATCGGTGCGTTCAAGGACGTAAAAACACCCCGCTGCGGTCTCCTCATCGAGCGTCGCGAGCTCCATCGCCTCCGACTGAAATCTCTTCACCGACCGTGGAAATCTCTTCGCCGTCGTGATCTGAACGTCTAACTCCGTTCCGATAATTTCCATGCTGACTATGGGGACGAGCGCATCGTCCTTTCCATTTCCGTTTTCCATTTCAACTTCCGTTGACATCATGACTTCGCTCCTTTCGGCTTCTTGTATCGGAGTTCGCGATAGGGGTCTTTCGCCTCAACCGAGTACGCTTTACGTCCCTTGTTGAGAAAATACGTCAGCTCACCGAGACCGCACCGCGCGGCCTCCGCGTCTCCAAGCGCTTGGAGGAGGAATGAGGTATTTTCATCCTTTATTATCTCCGCCTGCTTCAACGCTTCCTTCGCCGCAAGCCATGCGGCGACGATCTCATCAGCGACGTCCACGATCTTCTCGGGGACGCGCCGTAACTTTTTGTAGGTATCAAGAGATGCCGGTTCGCCTTCCGGAGCGATCCCGGCCAAGACATGATCTCGCCAGAATTTAACCTCGATCGTCTCGAGGTCGGCGATGAGCTCGGCGTTTCGATCAACGCGGTAGTATCGCAAGCCTACGCCGCCGAGGAGCACAGGTACCCAGACGGTCTCCACCGATGGCACGACGGCCATCTGATGCTGGCACTGCAGCCCCACGCGTTCGGGCACCTCGCCGGTTTCGACCTCACCCCATTGTTCGTCGATGTAGAGCGAGACGAGCCCATGCGTCTTCGCCTCGACGGCCTGCCGAGGATCGCCGTCGACGAAAGCGTCGAAATTCGCCGCCATGATGCCGTTGGCGTGAAGCCGGCGGTTGCGATCCACGTCGTCGTTGAGGATGAGCTTTAGGTTTTTCTCCGCGCCGAACCATCGTAGCACGGGCTCTTCGAGGATGTTGCCGAGTCGTATGGCCTCGTTGTCGGCCACTCCGCTTGTCGGAACGATTTGCCCGGTCTTGTCGTAAAAAATATCGAGCGGCGAACGGAAGGGATCGAGTCCGACGACGGCCGCGGCATCGGATGATCCTAGGAATTTTCGGCGTTGCTCTCGTTGCTGTTCGGTGATTGGCATACTGCGGTTATATTCTTTCCAATGTTTTTGTAAAGTTTTTCAATTTTGCTCCTCCGGCTTGGGGAAGGCGAGCCCGCCGGAGACGCGTTCAATAAGGGCGTGCATCTCCCGATGCGCGACCTCCGCCTCCTGCTGGCGGCGGTAGAGAATCCATGATTTCACGAATCGCCCCGCCCTGGCTGGGAGCTCCTCCGTCCTGGTCTCGCAAAGCGCACGCCATCCGCCACTAGCTTCAACCGCCGCCATTTCCTTCGCGTCGAGATCGGACGATGTGGGAGGATTCGGCCATCCTCGCGATCGCACGAGCCCGCAAACCTTTGACCACGCGGATTCGGCCCCACCTTCGACAGCTTCGCAAATTCGCCGTACCTCCGCTGCGGATGGGAAAAACTCGAACTCGTTCATCCCGACCCTGATAGCGACAGCGACGCGATCAAAAGGGAGGTCGGCGAGGACGCGCGCTCTGGCGGCGATCTCCGCCGCGTTCGGCTTTGTTCCCTTCGTCACGTTCGCGAGCTCTAGCAACAACTGCGCGATCTGCTTTTGTTCCTTCGTCGTCATGATTTCTCCCGTCGTTCATTTTTTCGATGAGATCGCCGGCGACCTCCGCTGTTTCCCGCATCCGGTCTACCGACGCCTTCGCCCGGTGCCAAGCGCCGGACTTCTTGCCGGGACTACACCAGCGGTCGAGCCTCTTCTGGCGCTCCTTCTCCGTGCCACCGAATAGGTATTCGATGTCGTTGAACTTATGGCGTTCCTCGTAGGAATCATTCCGAAAGTTCTCCACTCCTAGAAGGGCTCCATTCTCTCCATAATCCGAAATCGCCTGCTCGATCCACCTCTGACGTTCCGGCGTGAGTCGGTAACATTTCGCGTCCTTCTCCCAACTTTCCAAGTAGGCACGAAAGACCAGGAGTATGGCCTCGTTCGGTTTCCCCCCAGACCCCCCTTCAATACCTAATACCTTATGCCTTAGTACCTTATGCCTTAGTACCTTAGCATCTCGCGAGTGCTCCGTTAGACAACGGTTATTTAACGGTTCTTTAACCGTTATTGGTCCATGTGCCGGAAATTCCGAGGCTTTTTCCGTATGATGTGGATTCTGATGCTTCGACCACGTGATGATTTGAATGTATCCAACTCCGTCGACTTCGTAGCGTTCGATGAACTCCGCTGACTCTAGGGCTCGAAGTCCTACGTCGACATCATGATCGTCATAAGGCAGCACTTGAGCTTTGATTTTCGCTGGGATGTCTTTGAGACGGCCAGCCTTATCTGCGATGATCCATAGCCCCTGAAAGAGAATTCTCGTAAGCGGAGGCAACGCAGCAAGTTCCACGTTGAGGAAAAAATCAGGCTTGATGAAGCGCGTACGTGCCATAGAAGAATTAATCGGCCCGCACCCGGTGACTTGGCGAGAAACCGGGGCGGACCGATCGAGCCCCAACCTTTCGAGCTGGGGCAGCCACTACGTTGCTTTGGTTAAAAACAGCCAAGCCGAGATCATTAGAAACCGAAACTGCGGCATTGTAAATATTTTTCAGTTTCCGATCCCATTTGTTTTTGACACGCGTTGCGGTATTCTCTGCGACGAAAGAGGTCGCGATGAAAAAACGAAAAGTGATGAAGTCCTGGATCGTCTACGACAAGACCTGCGTAATGTGCCGGCGGAAGTACACCGCGATGCGAAAGCACGCGACGACGTGCTCGAACGATTGCCAATCGGCCAAGAACCGGCTCCAGAAGGTTCACGGCGTCGACTTCATCGAAAAAGACTATAAATTCCGTATCTTACGGCCTTAGAGATTTTCTTTACTTTTCTTACAGTTTCCTTTTATAATGATTCCCGTGGTTGCGAATTCAAATAAGTTATCCATTGCCCCGGCCGACGACAGCAGGCGTTCGGTCGCAACCACCGCTTGCCCGTCGGTTCGGGGCACCCGGGAGAACACAATGATCAGGATGAGACCAACAAAAGATGGAATATGGAGCCTAAAACCGAAACCTTTCTACGGTGAGTTGCCGCTTGGAAATGGCACTCTGTTTACGGTTGGCGCTTTCGAGCTTGGATTTGATGGCCGGCTTTTTGTCGGCATTGAGGGCCACGGAGCCTATACGTTCAACGGCTTTGTTTCTTGGAATTACGCCGCTGAAAAGCTCGGCCTACTTGAAGGCGACGCTCGAAATGTTGCCGACTGGATCAACGCTCAATTGAACATAAATATCATTGGATCCGGGAGGGGACCACAGGGATTCTATGACGAAAGGTTTTGCGCATGAGAACTCAATTCGTAAAACTTCAGCTCGTCTGCGAACGCCCGATCGAGCATGATGGGAAACCGTCTTGAGTCAAGCGATGAGGGAAAAGAGCGAGCGAACTCATGAAGAAGGCTGGAACTCCGCTATGTGGCCATCTTCATCCCTGATCGGTCGGCTTATGCGATGTGGATGGACACATAGGAAAGTGCGCCGGTACACGGAGGTAATAATCCGCAGCACGTATCAATCCGTGCCATGGGCTGACCATAATCAAAGGAGAATGAGATGAGCACATGGGAATTGATTGAATGCGCGAGGATAAACTTTGAGAATCTCGGAAAGCTCGTGTCTGGAATCAAAGAGCATCCGATGTACAAAATTGTGGAGGCCCAGCTCACAATCGCAGCGAACCAGGCTGAAGAGGAGGATAGAAAAATGGAGGCGCGTGAGACCGCGGATCGCACATGAGAAAATCGAACTACGTAGTAATCGAGGAGGACTTCGCTGGCATCGATCCAGTAGTCATCAAGGACGTTGGACCTTGGGATAAGTACCTATCGGTGACAAATGACGCAGAGAACGTGATCGAGGAGCTATTTCGAGAAGGTCGGCTGAACGAAGGTCAGCGGCTTTTCTACATCGATAGCAATGGCCTGCAGGACGAGATTCTCATCAAGAATCGGAAGTTCGCTGGATTTGCTCGTTACAAACTGTGAAGAAAACGGAGGAACGAAAATGAACTGCGCAATCTCAAACGAAACGATCAAGCGAAAGCTTCGCACATGGAATGCCGTATTATTCGGCTGGGCTCTCGCGGCAACAGTGGCGGTGCTAGTAGGATGCGGGGAAGGAAATCAGCCGGCGCTTTCGGACGAATCGGAGCGCGATATCCAAACGACGGAATGCGAGCTCGATCTTCAGAAGTGCCTTCTCGAGTGTAATGCTCAATGTTCAATCTGCTACGATTCCTATGATGCCTGCCTGGAATGACATTGCCGCGCGATCATGACATTCGCTGTGAACTCAGCCGTAGCTCGCGGTGCTCATGTCGATGTGGCGGCGCCAACCACGGCTGGCTCTGGACGCAACAAATTGACCTTCCCGGCTTTGAACGAACGCCATCGGACTGGCTCTTGCGGGCGTTGGGAATGGAGCTGCTTAAGCGAGGTCCCATGCGTGATCTGTTTCCTCGCTCGTCCTCTACGATTCGTCGCGCAATCGCTGAGCTTTCTAAAGCCGGAGATCATTGATCGCGGCGAGGCGGCGCTGACGATCATGCGAAATTCAGAATGACAAATATAATCCAATTTCCGGCGAGAGGTAGTGCGTGCCCGACGCCGGAATTGCCGCCGCGGCGGGACTCGGTTCTCCTCCAGGAGACACCCGCCCGGCGGTCTTTGATGCTCACGGACATTCTTATGGGATTTCTGTCCGTGATCATTCTCTTTAGCGCTGTGAGTGCTGTTCTGATCGCCGTCATGAGCTCATCGGAATAGCTTCAATGGCAGAACCTATCGACAAAGCCGAGACCTACCTCGACGCCTCCACCGGCCACATGGTCGGTGGCTTCATCTTGGCGAGCCTGGTCTCTCCTGCCATCGCAAGATGGGTGCCGATTCCTTGGCAGGTCCATGCCATGGCGGGCATGGGCATCCTCGCCGGCGTCTCGAGGGAAATCTACCAGGCCGCCCGAGGTCAAACGACGTTCAAGCAGTCCATCGGCGACATAGCCGAATGGCTCCTCGGCGCCTTCGTAGCCGGGGTGATTTTGACCGTAACGACGGCGCTCTGGCGTTGAACGAAATCAGGCCATACCCAAGTAAGGCCAGGACCCGGCAAATCGAAATTTCGGCCGATTAGGCGTTATTCGGCTTCCGGATTCATGGCAAAAGGCATCTTCGGCCTTTTCGGTAGGAAACCTGCCAGGACTCATAAACGCCGTCGTCGCAGATGAACGTGTGGATCTTGTATGGATCTCCGCTTCGACGGCAGCACTTCGTCGTGCCGTAGAGCGGATCGACTTCGTGAACGATGATTTTGTACCCACAAGACGAGACGAGAAGGAGGGTGACGAAAACGGTCACCCAGTGCACATCGCCATACTATCAGATGTTTGAGACTAGTCCTGGAGCTTTCCCATGACCATGGCGATCCCCTCGATAGGATGGATGGTACGGAAGCTCGAATCTTTGAATCGACCGGGATCACGTATACGGAAGCGAAAACTTTCCTCCGTCTCGTCGACGGCATTCATGGGACCGTCGGCGAAGTTCTTGGCGATTTCCAGGGCCGCATCGGCAGACGCCGCTTTTTCTTTCGAGACGATGAGGGTCTGTAAAATCATGGGCTCGCGCTGCTCTCCGAACCAAATCGTTTTGGGCTCATCTGTGGTGTCATCGTCCAGGACGGCCGTCTCCACGATGGTCTCGCAGAGAACGAACTCACGCTGCCCCTCCGCAGCATATCGTTCGCGCGTTCCTGGCTTCAGAACGCCGGCGTCCTGGAGCTTTTTCGTGCAAATCGCATAGGCTGAATCCTTTTCTTTGCCGTCCTTAAGAAGCGCGACCACGCAATCTTCGAGCGCTTTCGGGATGGCGATCTCCTAATAGTCCTTCACGTTGATGAGAACTTCATCCTGGAATTTATTCGAGAGCGAGGTCGTCGCAGAATAGATGAGTTTGACCCGATTGCCGTCCGCTCCCGCTTTGATCGATGCAATCGCTTTCGCAGCCGAAAAAGCGTCCGCGGCAGCTGCCGCCACCGCTTGTTCCTGAAAGACGAGCGTATCGTTTTTGAGCGAGCCGAAGATGATGTCCATGATTCGCGTCGCGTATCCCTTAGTGGAATTCACGACGAAATCGCCGACCCGGAATCCAGCTATCACGAGGTCTGTATCGTCGCGAATCGTCGTCGTGCTTCCGGAAATCGCGACTCCGGCCGGAATAGACGCCGTTGTCGACACCAGAAAACTAGCACTGATGTCGACGTTATCACTCAGTCGAATGGCCTGAAGCGTAACCGTGGAGAGAATCTCCCCAGGGCCTAAAACCTTATGATATAAGACCGAAAAGCCGTATTCGTCGAATGGTTCTTTTTCGACCTCGGTAATGAGCACGGCCACCATCCTAGCATTTCGATCTCAAGATTCCGAGTCTGGATCGATTTTCGAATCCAATGCGGCGACCTGAGCCTTCGTCAATTCTCCTACGGCGACAGAAGCCGTCGGGCGAGCCGTAGCCACTCGTAGGCCGCGCTCCACCGAAATCGCTCTGGTTCGTTCGGAATGAAAAAACATCACGCGATCTTGGCGAAAGAGCAGCCCTTTTCGAATCCCGGCGAGTGGGAGAACGAACCACGCGGTCAGGCGAATATGGTCAATGCTGGCTCTCGCCGAAGAGTTGGGGTCGACAATATTCATGGCTCGAATTGACACGCCAAAGCCGGAGCTATTGATGTCTGCGGCCGAAAAAGTGGCTCCCCACAGAAAGGTGCTACTGCCAAATGTGTCGCTGTATGTAAGTATGTCGGGCCAGAACGTTCCATCGGATTGATCCGTTCCGGTTTCAACGCCTCCTTTGACGATGAAGATATCATCATCTTGAATAAAACCCTCCGGGTCGGTCGTGTGAATTCCACGATTCCGTTTGAATTGCATCGTGATGCCCGTCGGAATCGCCGTAGCACTTAATGCAAAACCGTAAGCCGTGCTCCGAAGAAACTGAGAGCTATTCCCCGCCAAGGTAGTTTGGGCAACGGTCCCGTTTTCCGTAAACACGTTCGTCGGCGACGTCCACGCCACACCGGAACCCGTGCTGATGGCGACCGCAGGATTATTCGGCCCCTGACTAGCCATGGGTCGAAGTCCTCACGATACGGGAAACGCTTTTGGGATGACCATCCGTGATGCCATACAATACGCGATGGGATTCCACGCTTTCGTGAGGTGCGAAGAAAACCGACGCCCATGGAACATATTGGAAACGCGGAATGGCTGAGATGCCGCGATTTCGAAAATCTGGCATGGCATTGATGACAAAGGGAATGAAGGCGAAGGATTCCAGGATGGGCCAGACGTCGAAGTATTGCGACGCCACCGATACAACGGGCGCGGGCGTAATATTTGGAATCGTGACAAATAAAACGAAAGCGAATCGATCTTCAAAAGTAGGAGAGTAGAAATATCCAAGGCGCGGCACTTCGAATGCGGGCGCCACAATCTGCGAAGTGGTGCGGAATGGCAGGAAGGCGGAGATCGGAAAGGAAATCCAAGGATAAAAGAACGACCGGCGTTCGTCCTTCGGCGTCACCGGAAAGGTTCGATGTTGAATCCACGTTAAAACGGGAAAAGCCGGAGCCGCAAATTCCGGCGATCCGACAAACATAAATTGAGAAGGCACCGATGGTTTGATGGGATCGCGGGATCGAACGACGTGAGGCGAGAGAAATGCGAAGCGTTCCGCCGTCGGAGGAGAAGGGACAAAAAGAAACCCAGAGGCGGACCGAACGTCTCGAACCGGCGCGAACCGAGAGGAATCCGTCTGCGTCTTAAAAAATACGATGGTGGGTGAGACGGGATGAATAGCAATGGTAGCGGCGACATAGGTCAGCGATTGATCGACGCCGAAGGTGCCTGGATTATCGGATGCCGCATTGAGCTGCCGTTCGGCCGTGCAGGTGCTTACGTTCGTCGTCGCCGCAGCGCCGACGTCCGTGCTTTTTTGACGCGGCGGACTCGGCGTGTAGCTCGCCGGCGGCGTATTCGCCCAGGTATCATCGTCGGCCTCCTCGCCATCCTGTGTGACGGCTGCGATCCAGAGGTAATCCTTAGCTCCGCCTGTCGGTGTCAGGGACGGTGGATCGGGCGTATTGCTGGCCACCGATCCGTCGACCGTCGCCGCCTGGGGAACCTGCGTGGTTGGATTTGCAGCTCCCGAAATCGAATAGACAATCGCCGCCCATTTTTCTGACGCCGACGACGTAATATCGAACGTGGTGGTTTCGGTACCGTCCTCCTGGTGATACGCGCCGTAGATCGTCAAAGTGCCGGCACGGCTTTGCGTGAAAAATTGTGTGTAGGCGGCGGGCCACGTCAGCGTCGGGTTGCCATCCACGCCGATGATGACGATGGTTAGTTGTCCATTGACGCCGGCAGGGCGACTTACGGTAAATGGACTCGCGTCATCCGCGGTCGCATTCGACTCGGTTGGTGTGCCGACAATGGCGGGAAAGGCCATACGGCTTTAAGTCTAATCTTCTTCGTGAAATCCGACGATAGGAACGTCGCGACGAACGAGACCGGAATCGGTGAGTCGCGAGACCTCGGCCATCCAAAATCGCCTTGCTTCAGCCAGTGTCCCGAAGGACTTGTTGTGAATCGCCATGGGCCGAAACGTCGTGCGTCGGGTGACTATGAATTCCTTCGAACCGACGTTCGATCGAATGTCATGATGTCGCCGAAGTTCAATGAGAACGGAGGCCGATCGGTCGGGATAAATGAATTGCGCCGATCGCAGGCACGCGATCACAAGATGTTATTCCTCGAAAACGATATAGACGTTTGCGTTGATGGCGGCGCCGAGCGCAGCTTCGTTTTGAATACCTAAGAATTCTGCGGCCACGCAATCGAACTCTCGACCAGGCGCCGCAACCCATATGACACCGGTCACCACGGGCACGTAAAGTTTGTGGAGTTCTTCGACGAGCGTGCCGTCGGCGGTATTTTCCACCAAAGCCGTTGTACCGAGCACCGTCGTTTGATCGCTTTGCAGTTGCACAACCGCGCCAGCGGCTCCGGTGCCGACCGTAGAAGTCCGTTTGACCCGGAAGGACACCGGAACGAGCGTCGAGTTGGGAGCCCCGTTCATGGAGATCCCGAACTCGGTCGCTTGAATCGTATCAACCGGATTCAGCTCAACTCGATTGAACGCCGTGGCGTTCGCAGCAGATGTATCGGCGACTATTCCTACGCGTCTCGTGGACATTCAGCCTCCTTGATGGGCACGCTCAAATATAGCGCTCGACGAGGAAGGATGCAAAAGTCATTTTTTCGGCCTGGTCACCGACGCGCGTCGACGAGATCGAACGACCCATCGTTGTGTCTTACCAATATCGAGTTCGATGAGGAGAACGGTTCCAGAAGTTCCATCACCGCCGGCAAAGCCGTTGGGATCGCCTTCAACACCCCCAAATCCTCCATTGGCGAAGATATTGCCGACTTTGATGAATTGGCCCGCGATGACATAGACAAATCCTCCGCCTCCTCCGCCTCCTCCGCCTCCGCCTCCGTTTCCACCCTGAGAGACGCCCGCGCCGCCACCGTCGCCCCCATTGGATCGAATCGAGCCGTTGTTGATGCAAACGCCCACGCAAACGCAAACGATTCCGCCCCCTCCTCCCCCTCCTCCTCCGCCAGCACCATTAATGCCACCACCCGCACCGCCAGAAGATCCCCCACGCCCACCTCCACCAGCACCGACCAAATTGATAGCGCCACGTTTGAACTGAAAATCCGGAAAGCGATGCTTTGCAAGCACCCCAGGTGCCTGTGAACCCTGCGCTCCGCCCGTAAATACGTCGATCAATGAATCACCGCCCGCACCTCCATAACCGCCACTCCCACCCTCTCCGGTCTGAACGCTTGCGCCAGCGCCCGACGTTCCATTTCCAGACGTTCCCGCGGCGCCGGAGCCACCAGCGCTATTGGCCACTACGGATATAAACGTTCCCCCCGCTGCTCCCAATCCCGCTGCTCCAGTCCCGCCACCGGGGCTCCCAATATTTCCATCGGCGTGAATGGTCCCGTGATTGATGAGCGAGCCCGCGACGAAAACGCGGACGCCACGCGTGATAAGCGTCGCGCCGGTATTCACCGTGAGACTGGCGTAATGCATGTCACGCGCGAGCGTAACGGTTCCGGAAACGACGACGTCGCCGTCGCTACCGTCACCGAAAAATCCTGGAAGAAGGAATAGGCTCACGTGACAGAAACAACTCCCGTGATGAGACGAATTTGAACCACCTTTCCGATTCCTCCGGCACCACCTACACCACCGTTGGGATCGCCTTGGCCAATATCGACCCCAGTACCACCGGTGCCACCGGTGCCCCCGTTGGCAGTCAGTGAACCGGAGCCAGAATAGTCATCGAAATAGATGTGGATGATGCCTCCGCCTCCACCCCCTCCGCCTCCACCCCCTCCGCCGGAGGAATTCGCGCCGTTTCCCCCATTTCCCCCGTTTGTCTGAATGCCACCGTTGTTGACGATGGTCTTCGCGAAAATGATGAATTGACCCGCACCGGAACCGCCCCCTCCTCCCCCTCCTCCTGCGATCGCACCCGTTCCACTCCCCGAGCCGCCGCCGCGCCCTCCGGTTCCAGGCTGAACGAGAATCAGCGACGTGCGATGGAAAATCACGGCAAAAAACCTGATTTTGAAAAGGATAGAATTCGTTCCGGAGGAAGCCGCACCTCCGGCGAAATTGTGAAGTCCGCCTTTCCCGCCGCCTCCTCCGTTTCCCCCATCTCCCGTCGCGGTCGCGGGAGCCGCAGCCTGTGATCCGTTGGTCGTCGTTCCATTGGCACCCGCCGTGCCGGCCGTGGAAGTTCCGAAGATGATCCCGGCAACCGCCGCGCCTCCGCTACCCCCAGTTGAGCTCGAGGTATTGGAACCATTGGTCCCATTGCGTTGCAACACACCGCCGACATCGATCGTCAGCGTATTTTTAACGAAGATTCGAAAGCCACCCGGATTGAGTGTCGCTCCCGATTGAATCGTAAGGTTGTTGTAATACATGTCACGAGTAAGTGTCGTCGTGCCGCTCGTCAGCACGACGTCACCATCTGAACCGTCGCCGTAAAACGACCGAACGATATCAGAGCTTCCGGCCATCTAGGCCGCGAGAATGGCGAGCTGTTTCAAAATAAATAGAACAGCTCTTCTCGTTGGATTGTCGGCGATACTTTTCGCCGCCTGAAAGGCGAGGCGAAATTCGTCTTCTTCAGCCGATACGTCGGCGAGGAAGAGATCGGAATCGAAAACGAGCGAGCCCGCCACCACCGAAAGATATTTATACGGTTTGTCGATAATGCCGGCGATCGGATTTGTATCGAGTACTAGGATTTGCCAAGAAAACCGAACGGCATCGACGACGCGCGTCGCATCCGAGTAGTTTTGATCGGCCCGCCATTCGATGAGCCGCACGGGTCCGTTGTCGTGATAGACCCGATGCCTGGGCACGATTACTTCAGGCGTTGCGGAAGGACTTTTCCGATCAGGCGATCGACCGCCATGAAGAGCGCTCCGATCGAGCCGAGGAGCCTACCGATACCCGCGACGATTCCGAGCGGTTTTTCCGTCTTCACGAGGCGACCGAGAACCTCGGCGACCACGGCGACACCGATCGCGATGAAAGGATGGTTGGAAACGGCATCGGTCACCTTATCGATGACGGCCGACACCCCGTCCGTGGGCGCAGTAACGGTAACCGCATCCTGGGCCATTACAGCCGTGATGGCTACGAGAGACATAAGCATGAATGTTCCACGTGCCACCTTTAAGAAATTGGTTCGCATTTATCCTCCTATCGAGTGCTCAAGTATCCCACGGTCCATCCGCCGACAGCAAGGCCGACGGTGAACCAAAGCCATTGATTTTGATACCAGTGATTCGTGCTGGATGGAGCCGCGCGCTCATCTTTTAAGCTATTGAGTTCCGCAATAAGCCCGTTGAGCTCGGCCTGTTCTGATTGATCGTAACAAACGAGATCTATATTCGCCGATGCGCCGGCCTTAAGAAGAATCCCCAGATCCTTTTGAACCGCCGGGGCCTCGTCTGCGCGACTTGGCATCGCGAATGAGCTCGTTAAAACGAGCATGAGACTTATCAATCGTCGTTTCCAAACCACGTTTCTCCTCCCTTTCTCGTTCAAGTTCCGAAAGCGATGCCGATAATTTCGATTGAAGGTCAGCATTGTTTCGGAGCTCTTCCCTCCGTTCCATTTCAAGCCACAAAATCATCCCCAAGCAGCACAAGAGGGTAATGCAGACGATGACTATTTCCGTCACGATCGAGATTCCATGATTTTCTTGTCCGCCCACACGCCGAGACGCGGAAGATCGGCATGGCAATGCCCTAGTTTACGATAGAAGAAGAGCTCGCCCGGCCATTCGAAGGTGATAAAGTCATAAACTTCTTGCATTCCACCTTCCGCTTCCGGAGATATCCAGTCAACGGCGGAGCCAATAAGATGCCCGGAGTTTGCGACTCCGCCGACGGCATAGTTAAGTTCCGCATTCCGAATCCAGCTCGTTGGCTGGAAGGCACCGAACCGCGCCGTCACCGGCGCGACGAGGAATTTAGCCACCAAATACGCATGTTCTACTTGTTCGTCGGTGGGAACGATTTTAGATGCCATCAAGGGGAAAGAAGAGGATACGACGCATTTCCCAAGCGCAAACCCTGGAACGAGTTCGACGGTTCTCCAATCCTCGCGGATGAGGATATTCATCGCAGCCGTGCTCGAATGTCATCGCGAATGCGGTCGACGTCGCTCTTGATCTCTTTGCCGATCTCTATGCCACTTTCGAGCCGTTCTGACAGGCGCACCATTGCCATCGACATTTCTCGGTTAATTTGTGCGAGTTCGGAGAGATTCTCGTTGAGCTTGTCTAGCGCACGCGCCATCACGCCGTCGTTCGCGCCGTCACGCTTTCGCATCGATCGAACGAAAAAGAAAACTTCACGAATTAAAATGGCGACCGCCGCGAGGATGGCGACCGCCGCGACAGGATGGTTCAGCTGATCCACGCCAACGCCCCCCACAACTGCATAGGAAAATCGTAGCGGTTCGGTGGCATAGACGTCAATCGATGTGCTGCAAGGCACGGGCGATCTTGATGAGGAGTTCACGAAGATCGACGTTTCCCAGCGTATCGAGCGCGTTTCGATATCTCGTTTTCAGTGCTTGCCTCGCAGATACGTCGGCGTCTCGTGCTGCCGTATCTACGGTCACCGAAAACAAGCCCCCGCCGAGATTCGTGACAATCCAATAGCCTGCGTCATCGGTGGGGAGATTAACTCCTTCCTTCACGATCCACGTCGGAAACTGCGAATTTGCTAACGTATAATTCTGGTCTGGTCGATGTTCTGGCCGACAGTTCCGACCCGTCACTGAATCGTAATAAACGCGATAGAGCATCACGCCCTCCCGAGAACAAGCAGATCGAGATCATTGTCCTGATATGTCGGCCCGCCGCCCGTATAGTAGCGGCTCGTGAATCCAGTCGTCAGCTTTGCGGCGTACGCCAAGGTGAACTGCCCGCCGATCGGAATGTTATTCACAGGCGAGAGAAACACGGCGTAGTTGGCGTTCGCCATGGCGGTGCTGAAAGTATAGTCGTAGACGCCGGCGGACGCACGCGAAACCGAGGCCAGGTTGAAATCGGCAAGAATCGATGGTGTCGCCGAGCCATCGACGTAAGCCCATGCCTTAACGATGTTGTCGCGATAGAGCGAGTTCGCGACTGGTGTCCCTGACGAACCGAGATCGCTGCCAAGGATTCGCGTGTATCCAGGTGATCCGGAGATCGGAAGATAGAAGCGAATGAGTTCCGTTGTTCCATCGTCGGCGTAAAGCGAGATCTGATCGGTCCCGCTTTTCTTGATTCGATGGCCTTCGGAACCGAATTTTATTCCTTTATCTTCGGAATCAAGCGTGAGCGGATTCGTGCCATCACCCTCGATTGAGGCGGATGTCCCAATTCTCACTTTTCCATGAGTGAAGAAGATTCGATGCGATGCCGCCGCCGGATCTCCAAGAATATCTTCTGTCGCATAACGTAGATTGTTCTTTAGCGCGGTTTCGACGACGAATCCCCAAAAGTCATCGATGACGAAGGCCGCAACCGAGGTGTAGGAAAACGTCGGCGGCATCACTGGCTCCCGATCACGGCGACGGAATTATCGACGTCTTGATTAGTTCCAGCGTCGTCCGGGAATTCAATCCTGAATTGAGTCGTCGAGTGCGTCGTCATTTGGCGCGGATGGCGAAAGATGTCGCTGCCTGGATATTCTACACTGGCGAGCACTGGATAGTCTGAATTCGCCATCGCCGTTGCCATCGTGTAAGTATAGGCCCCTTGGGCGTTTCTGGTGATGGACGAAAGATTGAAATCCTCATCGATCGTCGGCGAAACGCCGCCCGTGATAGATCCCCATGCCTTGAGGATCGTCTCCCGCCAGATGCCATTCGCATCTGGAGTTCCTGAAGAGCCGAAATCGGCTGCACGCGGCCCTATGTATGCCGCTCCTGACGTAGGAAGAAAGAAATCGAAATCCTGTCTCGTGCCAGCGTCGTCGAAAAACGAGATGATATCTGTTGTCGTGCGTTTGAGCGTCTGACCTTGTGACCCGATCTTCCAACCCTTATCTTCGGAATCGAGCGTGAGCGGATTCGTGCCATCGCCTTCAATAGAATATGCATTCCCTATCCGCACCTTGCCTTGATTGAAGAGAACGCGGTGCCCATTCGCGCCTGGATTTCCGAGCTGATCCTCGATGAGATACTTCAGATTGGAGTTATATGTCGTCGCCGCCGCGAAACCCCACAGATCGTTAAGAACGAAGTCCTGGACGCGCTTGTATTCGTTCGCAGGTGCCATCACATGCGCCCGAGGATCATCATGTACACGCGATACGATCCGGCAACGGGGTTCGTGCGAACCCGGCCGCTGGTCGTCGCCTTGACTTCAAATCCGGCCTTGCGAAGGGAACCGCCACCTGCGTCTCCATGAAGTGCGGCTCCCTGCCAATCTGCGCTGGAGAGCTCACGTGCGAACGTGAAATTCCAAGCGCCCTGAGCTTCGAATGTCGTAGAGGCGATGTTGAAATCGGCGGTGATCGTGAGATTTGAGCCATCATTCGGCGTCGCTAGCCCGTTCATCCACGCCTTCACCATGTTGTCTCTATACTGCGCATTGGCGAGCGGTGTGCCTGAGGAACCTAGATCCTCGCCTCGATCGATATAGGCGGGCGCGATGGAAGTGGGCAGAAGAAAGCGAATCACCTCGCGGTCCGAAAGTCCGGAGACTTTGCTGAACATGCCGAGGGCATTGTCAGCAGCAAACTTAAGGCCCGTGCCATCCGGGCCGATTTCGATTTTCTTATTCTCGGTATCCATCGCCATCCGATTTGTGCCGTCGCCTTCGAGAGAAACCGTATCGTCGATTCGGACCTTTCCCATGTTGAAAAGAATTCGGTGATCGAATGACGCGGGATCGCCGAAGAGATCCTCCAGAACGTACCGAATATTGTCCTTCCGAATGTTTGCGCTTTGGTAGCCCCAGAGCTGATCTTGGATCGAATCTCCTAGGCCAACCTTGGAATACGTGAACGGCATCAGGCCGCCGTCGCCGAGATCAGCATCCGAAGAATCCGCGTGATCAACGGAATCGCGCCAACCTCCCTCAGATAAGGATATTCCTCCGTCGTGAGAACGTAGGTCGGACCGCCGTGATTGCGGAAGCGTCCCGTTACTTGCAGATTATTGTCCATCGCGAAGCGATCGAGCTTCACTATCATGTGATTGATCGTCTCGCCGAGATTCATGCCCCCAAAATATTCTCCGATTTCCAGGAGACCATACTCTTTGGCTTTGGCTCGTGGATCGCCATCATCCGTCCAGACGATGGCATCCATCAGTTCAAAACCGTTCCGTCCGCGGACTACACTCATTGCCACCCATGAGTTGACGAGCGCGGCATCCTCCGGCGTCGAAAGCACGGACATATCGATGATCTTTTTCATACGAGCGTAAACCCAGCATCTCCGTTGGAGAACTTTCCCGTCGAGTTATTGGCGAGGTGCCCGTATTCCTTCTGCGCCGTCGTTGCGGTGATCCACGAGGGAATGATGTCGTAGGAAATCCCGCTTTCGTTCACCCACACGGTTTGAGCAGTTCGCACAGTGTCTGCGTCGACAACATCCGTGATTTTCAAATGTTTTCGATTGCCTTCGTTCGTTGGGTTCTTGAGACGAATGATGTCGCCAACTGCAACGCCGGCGGTGATGAAGCTCGTCGCGCCCGTCGCGTTGATATCCGCTGAGCCATTGGTAACCGCCACAGTGCCGTTTGAGACACGTTCGCGGCGTGTCTCATCATCGAGGAAATACGCTCCCTCAATGATCGGGCTGATATCCCTACCACGAATTGCCGCAGAGAAGTCGGCTGGATTGAATACGATCGATTGGATCTGAAGTCGCCGATCTGTCCACGCCTGCCCGCTGGCGCCGTTAGCATGATTGATGCGGATCTGATCGCCGAGATCCGAGAGAATGGCCCGAAGTCCAGTGCGGAACGTCGCGTGTGCAACCGGCATCGAGAACTGAAAGAGAATGCGCGTCGCCACGTCATTTGATCCATTGGAGTCCGCATTCCACGGAAAATCGACGACGAGCGATCGTTCCCCATAGGTGGATACCGACGCGGGTGTTGTCGCCTTTTTCTGACCAAAGAACGCGCGCGTTGCCCAATGATAATCAAAGGAGAACTCCACGGAATTGACGAGCTGCGCATCCTCGGCACCTTCGATCTGCGCCTCACGATCGATGGCCCAACTCCCACGAAGAATATCCCGGCCTTCATCGAAAAGCGGTGGGCTTGTGCCCGGAGGATATAAACTCGGATCGAACAAAAAGGCCGCCACACGCCCATCTTTGGAGGTGTAAAGTGCGATATTGAACGATCGTGCAAACGCCGCGAGAACGCTGGCCGTTGTCGTCTTATCGACGTATCCACCTTTGACGTTATAAAAACGGCCATCGCAAATCTCACGCACAACCGCCATCGAATCGTCGTCCACCGATGGATTTCCGCAAAAGCTCGCTAGAAAGTCTTTGAGAACGTCGATGGGATTCACAAGTAACGTGCCCGTTCCAATCCCCGTCGATTCCTTGCCTTGTACGTTGGCGACGACCTCTCCCACAACGCCGCCGGTATCGACGACTTTGGATGTGAATTGGGCGTCCGTGAATTGGATATAGGCCATCCTGACGCCATTGATCGTGCCAGCCGGAAAGGCGGTGTAATCTGTGACAGATGTGAGGAGTGTTGATCCCAGAGTGGGGCGAATTGTATAGACCTCATTGATGGCTTTGATGGCATGTCGAGCCAAAAGGAACTTCTTCGCGTTCGTCGTGTTGTCGACGTAGAGCGTCGGCCAGGCCCCTCGGTTTCGGTTGTCGTCATCGGACGTCACGGAATGCGTGCCGTAGCAGACCGATAGCGGGAGTCCGCGGTGTTTCTTCAACGCATTCGGAAATTTCACCGCATCGACAAATCCCGTGATGGGAAATTCCGGAAGATCGAGGAGGGAATCTTTCACGATGACGGACACACGAAACTCGTCGATTGAATACGCGTCGATCTTCCCGCGAAGGACCGTCATGTAGTCGGGATGCGATAGATTCGTCGTTCCGACCTTAATCGTCACGCGTTTTCCCTTCCACGGCTCGGCGATTGATGAGTACACGCGGTCGCTATCGTTGATGACGATTTCGACCGACGAGACCTCGTAGATGCCTAGGTTTCGTTGGATCACGCGGCGGATCTCGCCGATCGATACAAGGCGCCCTTCGTAATAGGCGGTCGTAAAGCGCGCATCGAATCCAGCGATGAGACTCAGCTGATTGTCAAATTCGATCTCGACGAGAACAACTGGACCAACGCCAAAACGCTTGAACTCTGCGGCGATCGTCGCCGATGTCCGCACGGGGAGATTCGGAATCACGCGGCCGTATTCCGGACGAATGAGTTGCGGCCCGGAGATTACGATGCGCGGAGATCGATTTTCAATCGGATTCGACATGGATCACACGTCGGTCGGCAATGCAGTTCCCCGCGCTCCTTCGCGTAGCTGCAGCCGAACGACGTATGCCGTTGGCGTAGTGCGGACGATCTCCAGCTCAGAGGACATCCGGACGAAAAAAGTCTCCGCTGGGCTCGCCGTATGGTCGTGAGTGAACACGAACGGATGACCTCCGGTCTTCGTGAACCGCTTGAGCTTCCGAAGAAGATCGCGTGTCGCTGCCGTCACCGAGTTGAACTCCAACGCGATTCGGCGAACGTCCTCGACGTCGCGAATATAGACATATTCGTGCAGCCATTCGGTCTCGTGCATGACATTGGCGTCCGGAAATGTTTCCGTGTAGGGCAGTTCTGGATCTTGCTTTGAGGCGGCATCGATGCGGACGCCGATCACCCATTCGCCAATTTCATAGAAGCCATCGGGGTTGCTGATGTCACTAATAGAGAGCCGCCAATACCGCCTCGTCAAAGAGCCGAACTTATGAAAGAGGTTGTAATGCGGCGGGTCCTGGCCAAGGCCGGATACAACGACTGTGGAATCGAGATCGAGGACGGAGAAATCCGATAGCGCGCTCGCCTGCACCTTGATCGTCGCCGTGCTTCGGAAATTGACGTTGATTAGCGCTACTGTATCCACCGCAACTGCTGAGCCGAAATCATTCGCCACAGTATGAAGAGAAGAGGCATTCGCGGTACGAAATACTTTCGCTCCGTTTTCGTCGTAGAGATTCGCCTTCGGATACAGCGTCGATTCCGATGAGACCGTGACGGAGGCCTGCACGCTTCGGAGCTTGTTGTCGTAAAGGAATGACGCCGGCATTCAGATCACCAGATACCAAAAGATGGCGACGGCGATGCCGAGAGACATTCCGACGAGGAAGAAGGAGGCGAGCCCGTCATCGATCACCCAGACCTTTGCACGGCTCCGCGGAAATTGCCGATGTTCTGTACGAGGACTTCGCGCACAGCGCGCGCGAGGGCTTCTTTGGATGATCCAGTCGCCGCGACACCGTTGATGTTGATCGTGATACCTCCGGCATTCCGATTTCGTGGCACGATCGCCTCGCCCTCGTGGACCATAGCGAGGCCTGTCTTTGGCACGAATGGTGTACCTTCTTGGAACTGCCCGACGAGGAATCCGAGATTGCCTTTCTTCACGGCGGTGGCGATTTCCTTGAGGAGATCGACTTGCTTTACCGCCTCCGCCTTGAGCTCATCGATTTTCCCCTGCAGCTCCATAGATAGCCGGTCATTTGATTCCAGCAGCGATGCCTCTTGGAGTTTTAGCTGATCGAGCTGCGCGTTCTGCGTGGCAATCAGACGATCGAACTCCGATAAGCTCTCGATTTGCGTGGATTCGAGCTGCTCGAGGATATCGGCTTGGATCGAGGCGAGTTCCTCTCCGGCGATCGCGCCCTGTGCGGCTAGGTTCTTCGCGGCCTCGAACTGCGTCTGAAGTGCTCCGGCGAGTTGCTGGCCGACGGCTGCCTTTTTCTCGCCCGCTGCCGCGCCGAACTTTGTCTTGAGACCTGCGACAGTCTCCTCCGGAGACGCGAGACCACCAGAAACCGCAGAGATGACCGAGGCGAAGGCATCGGAGACGCCCGTTCTTGCGCCCTTCAATCTTTCGATTTCCGCCGCCGCCTTTGAAATTGAGTCGCGTATCGGTATGAGAGCCTTGTTGTTGAGTTCGATCAGCGCCTCGGTTTCCTTTTCGGCGGCTTCGATTCGGAGATTCGTGATCTCTACGACAGCCTGCGCTTCATCTTCGATCGCCTGCGTGAGTTCCGCGATGGCCTTCTCGACATCCTCTCCGCTTTTTGCGTAGAATTTTTTGATCGATTCTATCGAGCGACCTTCCGCCAATAAATCCGATAAATCACGATCAAGAAGGCCCTCACGAACACTAAATTGCCCAATAAAGCCTCCAATGGCTTCCCGTCTGGTTTCTGTCGCACGATTTCTACGGAGAACGGCCTCGGTGATATTCTCTCCAGGCGCCTGGAATTGGGATGCCATGCGATCCAATGAATCCGTGAGGCGCAAAATCGATTTGGCGAGCTCTCCTTCGTTGATGACATCGTTCATGGCGTCGACGAGTGAGCCTTTGGAACCTCGAAACGAAAGAAAGCCGCCGAGATTTTTGAAGAATCCTCCAATTCCCTTGAATACATCCGAAAAAATATTAGCGGCATCCTGCATGACGTCAGTAAGTAGCGTTGGGAGATTCTGGCGAATGGAAGTGCCGATTCCCTTGAGGGCGTCGCCAATGGCGACGCCTAACGCAGCTCCGGCGCCTCCTCCGACAGCACCTCCGATTATTCCGCCGGCCAGGCTTATGCCCTTCGCTCCACCTCCGAGCGTTTGGGCGAACTGGACGTTTTGGGAAATGGCCTGAAGCTGTTCCTGTTTCTTTTTCTGTGCGTCCTCCGCGGCCTTAGCGTTGACCTCTTTGATTTTGTTGAGGCGAATATCCTCGGTATCGAGAATGAATTGGCGTCGTTCTAGTTCGGTGATCAAATTAAGCCGGGCCGCTTCTTCGATGACTTCCCTTCTTTCCCTGGCCTCGCGGTCAATGGATTCGATACGCGTGGAGCTCTCTTCGAGAATCTGGCGCCTCAGCTGCTCAAACTCCGGTTCGAGCTTCTTACGTTCCTCGACGATTCGCAGACGGCGATTCTCTGCGCGGATCTGCTGCTCGGCCGCTTGTACTTGTCTGAATTCCTCGCGTGTTTCTTTTGCCGCGGACTCCGCGCTGATTCTCTTGATCCTGGCTATTTCGGCCTCGACTTGCTTGAGCTTTTCCGCCGCCTGCGCCTGGCTTTCGACACCCATCGTGAAGGTTGGCTCGCCGCGAAACGATCCCGTCTGACGAGGGCCCTGGGCAGCCAGCGTTCGAAGCTGTGAGGCCTGCGCTTCGAGCTCCGCCAGTCGTCCCCTAGGAGCCAAGAATTCCGCCAAATTATTGAGGAGATCTGTCATCCCGCGAATCGCTGACATCAGCGCCGGGCTCTGCGTGATGAACTCGCCGACGGCCTTGAGAACGTCTCGGAAGGCGTTGCCGAGCTGCGCCATTGCGCCGGAAAACGTCTGAACGTCCTGAAGCGCGGCGCCACTGAAGCGCTGACCGATCTTTGCGAGGCCTTCGCCTGCCCTCAATGCCTCGACGGACATCCCCTGGAGAATTCCTCGAAGCTCGCTGGTTCTCGGAATCACTCCCTGCATACTTCTGGCGATCTCGCCGGCAGCCTCCTCGAGGGATTTACCCGTCGCGGCGGCGAAATCGACAACGGCCTGAGTCGCCGGCTTGATCTTCGTAGGTGCGATGCCGAAGGCGACGAGCATGGATTGGATGGACAGGATGGCGTCGTCGGAAAATCGCGTCGTGCGTTCGAGCGCATTCGCCTGGGCAATAAGAGAATCCCGGAAACTCTTCGCTCTGATTCCGATCAGTTCAAGGTTCGTCCCCAGCTTTCTGACGGCCTGTTCGTACTGCGAAGCCTCCTGAATTCCCTTTCTGATCCCGATTCCAATAGTTCCAAGACCGATGGCGACGCCGGTCAATTGGAGAGCGAATCGTTTCAGCGAGGACACGGCATCGGTGGTGGTCTTCGCGGCACCGGACATGGCCTTGTTCTGATCGTTGAACGCTCGGGAAACATCGCGGCCAGACTTCTCGGCCGCCTTGGTGAAATCGAGGACGGCAGCCTCGACCTTCTTTAAGGCCGGAGTCGCCTGATCCTCGACGACCGTCGTAACCCTTATTTTATATTCAGTTTCAGCCACTTAGGCGCCTCTTCCTGTTTTTCGCCCTGATTTGAGGCGCTGCGTACGTGCCATTGAGGCGTCGGTCTTGGATTGATCCGATCGTCCCTGGATGCCCTTCCAGGCGCCGAAGATCGCCCGTATTTTGCGATATGCCGACAAGGTAGGCCTAACCCCCTCCTTCTCCAGTATCCAGGCCAAAAACGCCGAATTCAACGTAAATATAGGCCCCGCAAGCGTAGCCTCGACGCCGACGATCTCCGCGGCGTTCTCCGACCAGATCCGCCACGCCATGATGTTCTCCGCCATCAGCGAGCTTTCGATCTCCGGCCACGGGCACGGCAGGCCATCGCCGTCCGGATTGCTGCAGTTCGGGATCGGGGTTCCCCACTTCTTCTGATCGTCGTAGCATCCCTGGCATTTCCGTTTCCCCGGGTCGAGCACATAGCCCGCCCAGGCTAGGAGTTTTTTATCTCCTCCTCCTCCCTACGAGCACCGAGCTGATGAAGTTCCTTGGCCTGGTCGAGGACGAACGTCGGGAATCCGTAGAAGTTCGATAGGACGAACATCTTCTGCTCCGGATTGCACGGCGTCTCGGCATCGTCCGGCGTGCCCGCTTTGAGATTCACGAATTTTCTCGCCTTCGCCGCCGTGAGGCCCCGCCAGTTTACGACGAGGTCGGCGATCTTTCGCCGGAATCGTTCCTCGTCTGTGCGTTCGGTCAGTTGATGATTTCGGTACTCTCGAACCTGGCAATCGCGAAGCATTCGTTCGCCTGCGGTGACACTCAAATACTTGAGCTCGACCTCGAAGTCGCCGTCCGGCCACTTCACCCAGGCGGTGAGATTGGGCTCGAACTCTTTCTGTAGATCCAATTGCGCTGGCATCAAGTGCCTCCTTTGGCTTTTGGTTTATGTAAGAGCGATCGAGATCTCGTCATCTCCACTTGAGAGATTAAATTTCCCATCAATCGACAATTTCGCAATCCCGCCCTCGTCCTGCTCGGTGATGTTCGTCACCTGAAACTTAGGAGCGGTAATCGATATGATGTTTCCGGCTGCGCCAGTGATTGTGATCACGATGTTTGCTTCCGTTCCGGCTTCAAGAATTCCATACCAGTCTTTGCCGGCGACGAGCGGCTCTTCGACAACGAAATTACATACTGGCAGTCGATCACCGAGGAAGGTGGAAATGTAACCCGATGTCTTGGTGAAATCCCCGCGTGGTGTGAGGACGACGCCGAGATCAATGGAGAACGCTGAGCCCACGACGCTAGAACCGTGCAGCGTAAAGGTCAGACCCTTCAAAGGCTTGGGTACGACGGTCGTGTATGTGGGCGTCAATATCGCCTGATCTGTCACCGTATCTTCAACGCCGAGCATGTTGAAATTCATGATGCAGATTTCGCCTACCGCACCACCAAATGAAACACTTCCTCTGGAACCAGCGATCTGTTTTCTCATTCCATCCATATAGTGCGCCACGGTGGCCGATATATCTCCGGTAGAAATCGGCGCATAGGTAACCGACGTCACCGGGACAACGGTTTCCGAAAACCCGCATGCCCGCATGAGTGGACCCCAATCCGGTGCGGTCCCCGCCGTGCCGGAACCCCGCATTTCTACTTGAGCAGTGATCGTCGCTGTTCGACGGCCTGGCACAGATGGCATTTGCGAAATCGTAGGTCTCAGAACATTTCTCGGAAGCAGGTCTTGGTTTCGCTGATAACTCCCAGCCAGTGCTAAAATGCCGTTCGCCGCTGCCAGCACTTCGGCGGTTCCTTCGACGGCCTCAACTTTTGCGGCGATGACCGCTCTTTGCGTTCGTAACGGCATGTGAGTCCTCCCTCTCCGTTGTCGTTTCCGGCTCCTTCTCGGTAGCCTTCTCTTCGGGCTTCACGGCTCCGCCGTCCCTGACGGTGAATGTGAGACCCTTCGGCTCGGTATCGTCGCTCATTGCAGGCGCTCCGTGACCGATAATAGCAGACGGGTGAAATGGACGAAATAGTTCGAGAACTGACCGTGACCGATTTCGAGCACTTGAATCGGATCGCAGAGGATCACTCCGGCGAGCGCGACACCGGTAATCTCGTCCTCCAGTAGGTATTTTTTGCGGAACTTGTCAAGAATCTCATCGACGACGGCCTGAAATTCGAGCTCGCTTTCTTCCGCATCCGAAAGTCCGTAAAACCCTTGAATTTCGACACGGTGTTTGACGTCATACATGTGCGTCACGTCGAACGTCGGATGCGTCACTTCGAGCCCAGTGCGTGTGAGCATCCAGGCCGTGAGGACAGTCTTCGTCTCCAGCTGCACCGTAAACGTACTGATGAACTCCGCTTCATCTGGGACATCGCGCAAATACAGGTGAACGTTGTGAACGCCGTCGATCCTTTGCATGATCGACTTCACGCGATCCGCAATAATTCGATAGCTCATGAGACATTCGATCTCGATGCCGCGCGACGGACGAATCGCTCGATAATTTGCGGCACGCGTGATGCGGCTGACTTGAAACCCTTCTCAAAAAAACGAGCCGGAAATCGCTTGGGATCAAGGCCGCTCCGGCCGATCTTTCTGGAAATCGCCCACGCCACGGATCTGGATTCCTTTGATGACACGCCGATCTTTCGTCGCACCCAGAGTTCAACGGAATCGATCATCGCACGCGACGGAAAGAACTTCTTATGAATTCCGAACTCCAGCGGAAGCGCGTAAAGCGTATTGGTACCGACGACGGCTACGGTTCCGCGTCCGCTATCGCGTACGTCGAGCTGGATGGATCTGCGAAGATTCCCCGTATTGACGAGGTTCTGCGAACTGATCTCGCCGCGGATTGACGTCTGCATGAGTGCGCCGATTTCCGATGCCGCCGCTCGCTGCTCCCGGCGCAGGTTCTCGGCGATCCTGGCGAACATCTGCCGATCGAGTTCGATCGTGATTCCACTCAACGGCCGTCCTCCGGATGAATGATGAACGGGCTCTCATCCCGCGTTTTCATGTCGAAATCTTTATACATCGTCACATAGCTTTTAACTTCCGGGGTCTTTCCTGAAATGAGATCGGCGTACTTCTTTAAGAGCGAGTTGGCGAGATCCATCATATCCTCGGATTTCTGCGAGAAATCGACCGAATCGTTGGGCAAGTTCGAACGGTTCGCTTTGAGAAAGTCCGCTGAGAGAGCCAACGCGGCATAGTGGGCGAGAAGGAGTGCAATTAATGATTTGTCGTCATCGTCGATCGTCGACGTCGTGGGGTCCAAATCATGACGACTCGTAAAGGTAAGCCGAATCGTCGCACCGGTTCCAGGTGTTTCCTTGAGAAATTTTAGCTGCTCGCTATCGGTAGATGGTTTGTACACCTGCCATGCGTCCTCCTTGAGGTAAACCGGAGGCTCTTTCCCGGATGGAAACTCGATTCGTCGAATTTTCGAAAACCTCGTAATCCAACCCGTGACGACACCTGTGAGCGTGTAGTTCTTCGTGCCAGTAGCGGCGATATCGATTAGACGTTCGCGAGGTCGATCTCGGGAGATGTGCATACGCGCCTGCTCGGCAAAGTAGATCCAATCTTGCGGCTTCAGTTTGGCGGCGTCCTCACGGAGATTCACACGGGCCAACGCGACGCCATCATTGAAGGCAACGGACATTTACGCGCCCTCGGCCCATTCCAGACCCGCGACCACTGATAATCCTGCTGGAAGTGCAACGCCGGCGAAATTAACCGCCAAGCCTTCCGCCGTTCCTTTGAGAACGATTGGGCATTCGAAAAGGATTTCATGACCTACGTTGCCTCCGATGCCCGCCGTCGTCGCGGCAGGGGAGTCAAGTCGTCCCGTCCAGACGGAACCTAGCGAAGTCCCAGGAGTAGGATTCACAGTGTAGTGCTGAACAAGAGCCAATGCGGCAGCAATGCCGGATTCCCGAGGAATCCGCGCCGTTGCTACTGCCGTACCCCCTGCGTTGGCCGTCGAATGCTTATTGAAAAACCATGTATTGACTCCCGCCGTCGTTTGAATGGTCGACAGAAATAGTTTGAATACGCGAACCGTGCGTCCTGCGATGCCTTCGATAATAAAAACATCCGTCGGAAGCGCCGGTGGAGTGAACGCAGCGGTAAATGCCCGGTAGAAATCCCCTAGTTTCGTCTCGTACATCTCTCCTCCTCAAAAAAACGGCGGGCTCTCCGCATGGCACGGAGGCCCGCCGGCTGGCCTGCGATTTGGCGTTCGGCAGGCCTTTATAATTACGGTACCACCGCCCCGGTGAACGGCCGGAAGTCCGTCACTGCGCCCCCGTAGATGTGCCGCACTTTGTAGCGGATCTGATCGTTGGTGAAGTCCGAACCGGAGTTCGCGACCTCTTGGAGGATTTCCGGGTCCTGCTTTCCGTCCAAGAATCCGATTTCGATTCCTGGGAGTATTTTTGGATTTCCGACAAGCGACCAGTTGTTGACGTCCGTCCAATACGGTAGCGCGATGACTTCAAGGCCGAACTGCGAGTAAGCGTTATCCACGGTTTCCGTTCTTGCCGCCGAAGTCGATTTCGTCGCCGTCGAGATCTCGTACGCCGTGATGTAAAGCTCGGCCGGTACGCAGATGTACTTCGGCTTGAACCCAGGAAAGAAGTTCGCTTCGTTGTACGCTGCCTGTTCGAGCATCACGATGACGTGGTTATTGAACTCGGCCCAGGAGAGCGCAACCGTCCGGAGATTCGCTCCGTGCGTTGCATGATAGAGCGTAACCCCATCGTAAATCACCGGGTTTACCGCCGGATTGATGAACTCAAAAACGAACTGAAAAAGAGTGTTTTTGCATCCTCGGCCTAATCGTTTGGGGATGAGCTGTAACGCTTTCAAGTTATCGTTGACGATCGATTCCCACGAAAGAGTTTCCAGGCCACCACGTTTCGCGAGTAACCACGTGGCCTCCTCGTCCGTCGGGCTCGTGAGCGCGGTATAAGCTCCCGCTTCCGCCACGGTCGGCATATTCGTGCCGTATCCTCCGAGCCGCGTCGCTCGATTCGTGAGGAAGTCGGAGGCCTCCGTGATCGCTACTATTTTTCGCCACTCCTCTAAGCCAATCTCGGCGTATTCGGCCACCATCCTCTTGTGGAGCCTGTCGCCGAGAACCTCGGCAAAGCTTGCCGTCGTGATGGCTTCGCGGAAGGCCTTTTTGCGGTTATAGATGGGCGCCGCTTCTTTGAGTCCGTGCCAGAGCCTCTCTTTGATCCCAGGCGTGAATGGTGAGAGTCCCTCCATTCGCGAATATGCCTCCGTGAAAGATCGGAACCGAGGCGTTTTGTTGATATCGAATCCGGCGATCATTCCCTCGACGGCGTCCCCCATTTTGTCGGTGGAATCCTGACCCGTTTCGATTCGGAGCCCGTGCGGATGGAGCGACTCCATCATTCTCGCACAGTACTTTTTCTCACTATCGATCTCCTTGGAGAGCTCAGCCTTCTCGAAAATCTTCCCGCTGAACTTTTCCGTGAGTCTCGTCTTCGACGGATCTGGAAGTTTTGATTCGGCGAGTTCGGCGCGAAGCGTGGATTCACATAGCTGAACGCGAAGATCGTGATCTCGCTTCTCGCTTTCCGTGAGCTTCTTTTCGAGATCCTCCTGACGCTTTCTGAGATCGATCACGTTGGATCGCTCTTCGTCGCCTGATTTGTCTTTCCCTTCCTTCGTGGCTTTTCCGCCATCCATCGGACCTGTCTCGCCCATTTTCGATACCATGTCATTGTAGACGTCGATGGCCTTCTGGATAGCTTCCTTCACCTTGGAGGGCTCCCCGGAGTCGACGGCCTGCATCGCCTCTTGAAGCGCCTGAATGAGCTTCATATTTTCCTTGTGCTGCGAGATCGTCTCGGAGAGTGCGGCCTTGGCCAGCGTTATGAGGCTCTTTTCCTCCGCCTCGGCAAACGAGACTCCGTCGAGTTTCTTAGGCCGTAATGCGGCGATGAGCCGCAAAAGATGTTCTTTCATGTTCTTCCTCTCCCTCCCTGAATTGTAACTGGCGACCAGTCGTTACAAG